AAACCTGTGAAATATTACTCACAAAAAAGTTTTCCTTTGGAAAATAGTAGAGTTTATGTTTTATGTGAAGTTGTAAATCCTGATGGTACACCACACGAATCAAATATGAGGTCTAAAATAGAAGACCAAAGTGATGTTTGGTTTGGATTTGAACAAGAATACTTTATTAAAAACCAAAAAACAAATGAATTTTTAGGACACGACACTGGATTCAGATTAGACCCTCAAGGTAAATACTATTGTGGTGTTGGTCACAATGTTGTTGGTCGTAGTTTTGCCGAAGAACATATGCGTTTATGTATGTTATATGGTATGGAAATTACCGGTATAAATGCAGAAGTTGCTCTTGGACAATGGGAGTATCAAATATTTTCAAAAGGTAGTTTAAATGCTGCGGACGATTTATGGATGAGTAGATATTTCTTGTACAGATTGTCTGAAAACTTTAACTATGAAATTGTATTACATCCAAAACCAATTACTGGTGATTGGAATGGTTCAGGAATGCATACAAACTTTTCAAATGAAAGAATGAGAAGTTTAGGTGGATACGAATACTTCCAATCTATTTTTAATACGTTTGATTCAAGACACGAAGACCATATAAAAGAATATGGTTCAAATAATAATATGAGATTAACCGGTAAACACGAAACACAAAATATTGATAAGTTTTCATACGGTGTTGGGGATAGAGGTGCGTCAATTAGAATTCCTAAAACAACTGCTGAAAATTGGAGAGGTTATTTAGAAGATAGAAGACCAGCATCAAATGCTGATTCTTATAGAGTTGTTAATCAAGTTTTAAAATCTTTAAATACTGCTGAAGAACTTATGGAAATAACAATGAAAATGAATTCTAAAGTTGATGTTAAAAATATTGATGGTAAATACGGAACAAGACCGGCTGATGAATTATTAAAAGAATATAGAGAAGAAGAGTAATGGAACAAGTTAATCACCCTGAACACTACGGAGGGGAAGAAAATACATATGAAGCAATCAAAGTAATTGATGCTTGGGAATTAGGATTTAGTTTAGGAAACACAGTAAAATATATATCACGTGCAGGAAAAAAAAGAAAAGATAAAGAACTTGAGGACCTCAGAAAAGCTCTATGGTACCTCCAACACCACATCGAAACACTTGAAGAAAAAAACAGGTCTTGATAGGGAAATAAGTGTATTGGATGCACTAACAACACCGGGTGAATTACTTAGAGAAACTCTAATAAATTTTATGTGGGGGTTTTTAGGAAACTCAGTTGTTGTATTTGTTGCAAAAGAACTGGACTTTATGGTTTTAATCAACTATATTGTTTATTACATACTCATTTCTTATATTGTAAATAGGAAAAAGTATGACACAATATTAGGTAAATTTATAGTATTACCTGGCTCAGCGGCGGCCGGAGCATTTACAGGTTATAAATTGGCACAAATAATAGTTAATATGGTATAAAAATGAAAACAAGATATAGAATAGTAGCAACAACGATTACCATAGTTTGGTTGACAATGGTATGGACATTAGTTTATGAAGTATTAAAAATGATATTTTAAAATGATAGAAACAGGAAAAATAATAAATGGGGATTGTGTTGAAGTAATGAAAACACTTCCTGAAAATAGCGTAGATTTAATTGTCACGTCACCACCTTATGGGGTTGGTATTGATTACGATGTCCACGAAGATGATATGGAATTTAATGATTATGTTGAGTTTGCCAAATCTTGGTTAAGTGAAGCTTATAGATTATTAAAAGATGATGGTAGAATTGCCCTGAACATCCCCTATGAAATTAACAGACAGAAAAAAGGTGGACGTATCTTTTTTGTTTCAGAGATGTGGCAAATTATGAAAGAGATTGGTTATGGGTTCTTTGGTATTGTTGACCTTGAAGAACAATCACCACATAGAAGTAAGACCACAGCATGGGGGTCTTGGATGAGTCCGTCAAGCCCATATATCTATAATCCGAAAGAATGTGTTATTTTGGCATACAAAAATAAACACATCAAGAAAGTTAAAGGAGAACCGCAATGGAAAGGAGTCCCAACTGATATTGAACAAGAGGACGGAACATTAAAGAAAAAAATAGTTTATGAAGAAAACGATAAGAAAGAGTTTATGGAACTTGTGTTTGGTCAGTGGAATTACTTTGCAGATACTAAGTCACTCACCAAGGCTACGTTCTCGATGGACATACCAACTAAGGCGATTAAGATATTATCCTACAAAAACGATATAGTATTAGACCCATTCGCAGGAAGTGGTACCAGTTTGGTGGCTGCTGAAGTTTTAGGTAGAAGATGGTTAGGAATAGAACTATCACCAAATTATACTGAAATTGCAAAAACAAGAGTTGAATATTTTAAAACATTACAAACAATACAAGAACTCCCACTTTAAAAGTGGGTTTTTTGTTTTTAATAGTATTTATTAGTATGAAAATCATCATCACAGAAAATCAACTAAAGTTTCTTATTTCAGAATCCGGTATTAGAAATATAAATGATTTGTTGAATAGATATAAAAAAGCCAAAATATATTTTCATCAAGATTTAGATGGTGTCGCAACTGCAATTGCAATGAAAAAATATCTTGAGAATCAAGGGTTTAAAGTTGTTGATTGTGAGGTTATCCAATATGGTGAAAAAGAATGGGCAATTAGAAAACCAGAAGGGCAGGGTGAAATAATGCCAGTACTTGTTGATTTTGCACACGGGAAACCTATGTTTGAAATTCATACTGACCACCACGACAGTCAAGTTGGTGTTGAAAAAGAAACATCAACCAGTTTTAAAAGCGCAAGGTCAAATGTAGAAACAATATCACAATCAGTATCACCAAAAGATTTATTCACAGCTACCGATTTATCTATTATTTCAATGGTAGACTCAGCTAATTACGCGATAAATGACATAACCCCCAAAATGGTAATGAATTTTATATATAAATTTGATGAAACTAAAACAAGCCGAGATAATATGATTATGTTGGGTTTAGTAACTAACAAATTACTATTAGCGTATAAGAATTATCCCAATTTTATGGAAGATTTGGTTATGAAAGCTGAACCATCTATTAAAAATATCTACAACATCATAAAACAATTTGCTATAGAAAGAAACTACGCAGATATTAATACTATGATTAAAAATCAAGAAAAATACTTAATAGATAGAAAAGAAGGCACTAAAAGTAATTCTGGTGTTGAAGTGGTTGGTAACATTTTAACACAGATGGATTTGGGGTCCATGAGAAAAGGTTCGTATGATAGATATGTTCCATTTGAACTTTATCCCGACGCAGACTTTTTGGTTACTGGTTTAGGAGGTCAAGTAGGTATGGTCCAAGCTTCTTGTAATCCATATAAAAAGGAGAGAGCATTAAAAGGAATTGATTTAGGTGAAATTAAAAATGAGGTGTTAGATTTTTTCAAACCTGAATTAGAAAATGAAATATTAACATATCGTTTAATAAAGAAAATTGCAGAAAAAAAGGCAACAGATGAATCAGTTGGATTTACAACAAGAGATTTTGAAGCCATTTATGGGGACCTACCTTCATTCAAAAATAACTCAATAAATGCTTACGATTTTTTAAAGGCTAACTCAGGAGGACATAAGTGTATTACAAATATATCAGGAATTAATTATGTATATAGTGGTTACGATAAACCATATACAAAAGATTTACCTGAAGAGTTATTACCAATTGCAAATTATTCAGGAGAAAACGATTTTGTTAATAATATCAAAACTCAACTTTTAAAATATAGAAGATTATCTGAAAAACAGGTAGAAGCGGCAATAAGACAAATTAAAAAAGAAAATAAATTTAATTTGGATAATGAACAAACCTCAAGTTCAAGAACTAGTAAAGATTTAGTAATTGATATGAGAAATAAATTTATTGATATTCTACAAAGAAAAATTGACAAAAATTAAAATATGAAAACTCTTATTTTAGAGTCGGGAATTATAGAATCCAAAGAACATAAAAAATATTATGTTGATAAAAGTGATTTAGGCGGTAAAGGTGTTTTTGCAAAAAAAAAATTAAAAAAGGGTGAAACTATTGGTTTATTACACACGATTAAAAAATTAGGGGTAGACTATGATTTTACTGAGTTAGGTAAAATGCATAACCACAAAGATTCACCAAATTGTCATAATGATAAAAGAGGAAATCAAAGATTTTTAGTGGCATCAAAAGATATTGAAAAAGGTGAAGAGTTAACAACGAACTATAGACTTCAACCTGATTTAGAACAACCACAAACATGGTTTTCTGGTTTAAATGAACAAAAATATCTTCCACATATAGATGGTTACAGAACTTATTCACCCTTTAAAGATTTAGATTACATAATTGTTGAAAGTAATGGTATTGATTGTGACAATATCGTGTGGGATTTAGTTTTAGTTGGTGATAGGGGTGAAATAAAATATTGTAAAAAAAATTCAGGTTCAGTTTTTTTTCCTAAGTCTACTAAAGTAGTGGAGTTACCACTTAAAAATGGTGAAGATGTTGAAGATATTTTTATTACAGAAGATACTTTATATGAGTGGTTAGAAAATAAATTGAATAAAATTGATAAAAAAGAAGAAATAAGAAAAAATTTCTTTTAAGCGGTGTTTTTTTAAAACTAATCGTATATTTATATTTATTACAAAAAAATCAAAAAATTTTTATTGTTTTGTTTGACAAATCAGAATATTAGTTTTAAATTTGTAAAACAATTGGGAAACGACCCTTTGTATAATTTGAAAAATTAAAATTATGAGTGAAGATTTAATCACCACTTCAGAGATTTTCTATTACTTTGACGATAAAGGAAGAAAACTTTATACTTCAAATGAAGTCTTTGCGGGTGTAAGAGCAAACTTTTACGGAACTATTAATGTTTTTGTAGAAAAAGTTTAAAAAAAGTTCACAAAGACTTGTCTAATTAAAATAAAAGACTTAACTTTGTAAAACATTTGAAACTAACAGGTAATGAAAGATACTCGGTATTCAAATGTAAAGTTCTTTGAAATTCTAACGAACAAATTGTTCATATAAAATTTGAAATAAAAGATTAACCCCCTTTTCTTTAAAGTTTATGAAACGAAGAGTTCAATGGGCCGTGTATGGTCCATTAAAATAAACCACGAAAGTGGGATAAAGTGAATCAGAAGTGTAACTGATTTGCGTCTTGGTTGTCTTCGGACAATCGAGGTCGAGTACACAAGCGGGATACCGTTTAACCTTTAGTACCGAGGGCAACGCTGTAGGGAAAGTGGTTAGGTGATTGGGCGATGTGGGTCGTCTAATTGAGGTGGGAACACTAATAGGAATAACCCGTAGGAATATTTGCAAAACATGAAGTTATCCAATTTCATTATTGCGTTTTCCAATATTAAAGGATACTTAAAACCGAAAGGTATGTTAAAGTACGAGTGGTGTCGTTATTAACCTTGATTAACCTCTACCAAGAGGTCTATCACGAAGTAGTCTTGAAATATGGAGGTAGGGATATCTCACGGAGTAGTTGAGTATTGACTTGTTCAAAAGATAGGTCAGCTCGGGTGGCGGACCACTACTTCGACAATCCACAACACAAAAACTTATTATTATGATTAATAACAATTAAAAATAAATTAAGGAAAAGTGTCCGTCAGGTTTGGATGAAAGGTGACTACATAGTAATGAGCCGTTCATTGCACACGAAGGTCCCAAGCTGACGTGTAATTATCCAAAAAACCTTTAGTCCCGCAAGGACGAATTGGGGAGGCATCCTCAAAAAGAGTCAAGTAAGATGAGAGTAATTCAAACCTCAAGGAGTGGTAAACCTAAAAGACCGTCACTGAGAAATACTTTCCAAAAGAAAGTGGATAGGAGTAGAAACAATAATGACTCTAAAGGTTCTCACAACAAACGTGTAATCTCAGCGTTTTTTTTAATGGAGCCACCGGTAAAAAATTTGATGGATAAGTTTTTTCTTATCCATTTTTTTGTGCAATTAATTTTTTTTAGTATATTTGTTGTATGGAAAACAAATATAAAACAGGATACGCACTTAAAGATAAAGACATCAAGTTTATAAAAAAATATGTTAAAACCTTAGAAATAAAAACTAATGGTTATCCTCATCCTTATAGGTATATTGATTCATGGGGAGTTTTAATAAATTCAACCATAAAAATTACTTCAATTAGAAAATACCAAAATGGTTACGCTTGGCATCGAAGAGATTTTGTTTATGAGGTTGATGTAGAAATTGATGTTAAAAATAGTAAGTATATGGAACAATACGAACGTTCCGGTTGGTATATCAGACAAGATTTTATTAATGGAGTCAAAAGAATGAACCGAAGATATAGAGACGCAATTACCACTTACATTCATAATGAATTGAAATATATGAATGTTTATGAAGACCTTACTGTATCAAAAATTAAATGGATATTTGAATAAAAAATTTGGTTTATTAAAAAAAAACAATTACATTTGTAAACATATGGCAACAGTAAAAAACGTACTTCTTGTTCACCCAAAACACGGTGAAATTCTAAATGAAACTTTTGTGGATGAAATCCAGTTCAAAATATTTTTGAATATGGTTCATGCGTCCCTATCCTTGAAAGAAGATTTTACGACCTTCAACGGCAAGGATTTTTTAATCCATATACCGTTTGCAATGTTAAAAGAATCGTTAATTTTGGGAACAAATAAAGAAGTATCAATGGCGGAAGTTGTTGTTGCTAAATCCAAGTTAGAGGGATAGTTTCTTTGTTCTATAAAAACAAAGTGGTGGAGAGATGTTGACACGAACCGTGTTGACCCAAAATTAAGGTGAAGGAGACTTCACCTTTTTTTGTTTATATGATATTTATAGGTATGAATATAGAAACAATCATAAAGAAGGTTTTAATGGAGGAATTCATTAATACTAATGACTTCATCTACGAAGACATTTATGGTTCAGTAGAAGACGTTAATTTACTTCAAGAAGCAGAATACCAAGGAAGAAAAGTTCAACTTGGTAAAATCATGCAAGGAGACATCAAGAAGTTCAAAGTGTATGTCAAAAACGACAAAGGAAAGGTTGTTAAAGTAAATTTTGGTTTTGGTGGTAAATCAGCAAAAGGAAAAAGAATGGTTATTAAAAAGAACAATCCGGTAAGAAGACGTTCATTTAGAGCAAGACATAATTGTGATAACCCAGGTCCAAGATGGAAACCAAGATATTGGGCTTGTAAAACTTGGTAATCATTGTTAAAAAAAATACTATATAAAATTAAACGACATGAGTAAAATTATAATCACAGAATCACAATTTGAAAAAATTAAACAAACGCTTCAGGAAAATCACGAAGGTGGTTCTTATATGGCAAAACAACAACTTTTTACAATTGCAACATTGGCTCACAAAATGTGGGAAATGATGGAAGAAGGTGAGCAGTTGGAAGATTGGATGGAAACAAAAATTTCACAATCAGAACAATCCATTATATCTGTAGTTAAATCATTTATGTATGATGAAATGGAAGACAGAAAGAAAGGAATGGGTGGAATTGATTTGGATGGATTAATTATTGGTCAATAATTTGTAATCACACTTTTTTTTTAAAAAATATATTCATATATTTGTTACATGTTTGTGATAATAAAATATATGGAATCTAAAGACGGAGTAGTAGTCCCTGTAATTTTATTGGAT